TCTGCTAGTTCTTCTTCTGTCGGGCGTGGGTCAGGGCCGCGCCACTCCGCTATTGAGTGTGGAGGGACAGAACTGGTCAACGTGTAGGAATTGTGCGACAATCCCAACCGTTCAAGGCAAAGATGGATATCCATCAAGCAATCTGCATAATATTCACAATGGTGTAAACTTCTGGCTCACCGAAGTTACACTTTCGCCCTAAACCTTCAGTAGCAAAAGTTGAACTACAACGATGTTCAATCTTGAATGTTGTAGAAGTACCCACGGTGATCTTTGTACTACCCTCTGATCTTGTCGCCGCCCAAGCTGTTGAGAGTTTGCACTGCGCAGCACTTCCTGCCTGAACCACCCCTGCTGACGTAATATTATAAAGTCTAGTTTGGTGGTTCTCTACAGCAAACGCTGGACAACTCCAGTCTATATAAAATGTGCCTGCTGGCAAAATAAACGTATTCGTGCCAAACGTAATAGTTATGTCATCATAATATGCTGTCTGCAAATCTCTCTGTTGCCAAGATCCAGAAGTAAATGTTCCGCCATCTGTTCCTGCTGTTTTTTGGTCAACAAGACATGCGCGCTTTACCGTGCTTCCAGCCGCAGACCATGATAAACCATCTGAACCATCGTTGGTTAGTACCTGTCCTGACGCCCCACCAGTGACTTTGTATTGGGTATTTGCGCCAGCAATCTTTTTACCTGTCGTAATCGTAACGTCTGTCGCGTGTGATTGCGGTGCCAGTTCGTCTACTAAAATTTTACTTGCCATGTTTAACTCCTAAAGGATATTTAATTCGCCAGCGATTTCCCAAACCGTAGAGGCACCTGATACGCTGATTGGTCCGATGATCGCGGCATTTTCACTCGCAGCAATCGTGCTAACTTGACTAGACGATACAGTAGTCCAGTTCTTAAAGAATGAGTTGGCTGCTGTCAATGCACCTACAGTCACCTCAGACCACACCATACTCCCGTTTAGATACTTGGAACTTGTTGGGGTTCCAGTTGCTGCTAGTTCGTTTGTTCCAATGCTGTTGGGCGCAACAGTAATAGACGTACCGATATCATTGATACCGATAGCCTGTACAACATCACCAACAGTTAAAGTAGCACCACCCGCTAACGTAAGGGTAGTCCCGCTTACTGAATAAGTATCTGTGTTTTGCTTTACACCGTTGATGTAGAACATCACGGCTTGAGCAGATGGTGCAGTAAATCCTAGAGAGTGAGTAGTCTCGCCACCGCTTGCGGTAACAGGTGTACTCTTCCTGATCTCAGAAGATTTAAGTTGTTCGTTCCCTAAGTAAGCCATTAGGTAATCTCAAGAACTGAGCAAAATGCCTGGATATCAAGCGTATCTGATGCAGTGCATCTAATTAGATCGCCAACCGAAGCTGCGTTTGAGTTTCTAAGATTGATTGGCTTATCCAACACTAAAGTAGAATCCGCAGGAACAGGTAATGTTTTACCCACATAGAAGAATCCAGTCAGTCCAGCACCATCTGTTGAGACTTCAATATCCACGTTTGCGGAATTAGTGCCGTCTATATTAGCCAAAAAGATCGAGTGAACAACGGCAGAATCCTGTCCGATTGGCACTTGATAAATTGTGGTCGCACCCGTTCCAACTGCCACCCCTGCGTTTGTAAAAGTATTTGCCATACTAGCCTCCTAATGCCAGTGCCATTGCTGCGCTGTTGTCTACCAAATCCTGCCATTCAAAACCAAACTCTTTAGTAGAGTCAGCCGTCAAAACCTTGCCATCCGACGATGCTGGCATTGGGTAACGCTCTTCCGCAGCCGGGGATATGCCTGAGTTATAGGCTAGTAAATCGCCTTTCGTTGTTAGTTGGTCAGGAGTAACAGATGTTACATTCTCCCACTTACTCGTTCCAGAGTCGTAACGTAAAACCTGATCGTCTGCTATAGAAACAATATTAACATTAGCTAGATCATCAATATTCGCTAACCCTATTCTTGCATCTGCTCTAGCATTTGTGTAGTAAAGGTTTGTTTCCTCTGGAACATCTGCCGTGCTAACTTGATTGGTTCCAGTACCAAAGTCAATCAAGGTGTCATCAATAGAATCAGCAGCTATTGATACCGCTCCACTTGATACAGAGAAATGATTAGAGTCAAATGACGCTACGCCTTTAGCTGAAGTAGTTGCGTCTTCGCCAGCTACAGTCAGCGTTTGCCCTGCGCCTGATGTAGTTAGTCCAGAACCGCCAGCTATAGTAAAGGTTTGACTATCTAGATCAACGCTTAGTCCAGCGGTAGCAGCGTCATCAGTAAAGTCTAGGTCAGCAGCAGTTACTTGAGCGTCTACATACGTCTTAACAGCGCCCTGAGTAGCTAGTAAGGTTGCGCTTGACCCTAATGCGCCATTATCGATACCTGTTACTGTAGCGCCTGTAGCAAGCTTTAAGCTTGTTGTTCCCTCAAGTGTCGTTCCTTTGACTGCTGCAGCGGTTGTACCACCAATCACTACACCGTCTAGTGTACCAGCAGAGGCTACAATCTTACTGCTTACTTCAGGATCAAACGGTAATGTAATCCAATTTGAGTTGGCTTGGTTGCGAATCTTAACTAGATTATCTGTCGTATCTAGCCATACCATTCCCATCGCTCTATCAGCATGACCGCTTGCAGATGTATCGATAGTAGGCTCTGTTGCTTTGGCTATGATAACCTGAACAGCTTGATCTGGTCCTACTGAGGTTACAGTAGAAGTATCCTTGCCCATTGGGAATGAATACTGTAATGCACGTTTTATTAGTTGCAGATGGTTATCACCCTCTGATACCATATCAGAAGATAGAGGCCATTGCCTATCTAAGTTGCTAACAAAATTGCCAGTCTCTAAACCCATAATTTACTCCTAGTAGTAACCACCCGTGTTCATAACTCTCATCTCATTACCTGAGTGAGTGTCTTTATCATCTTGCAGTTGAAGGTCTTGTATAGCTTGCCTAAACGCATTTGCCCATAATGGAACTCTTGCATCATTCATTAAGAAAGGCTCTGCTTCCAATAGCGAACCATAAAGATATACATCTGGATTGTTTGTAAGCATTGTATTGGTCGGTGCCGCATCAGATAATTCTGCAATCTTAGCGTAATAATCTATTTCAATAGTATATACTCCTGAAGGTACAGGTCCAATTAAAAGATACCCAGCCCTCATAGTATACATCTCTGGCAGTCCAGATGTGCTACCAGCGCTCAATCTTGTTAATAGTTGTGGTGAAACATAATTAAGAGGTCTAACTCTTGTAACACCTGTTGAAATACTGCCATCAGTAAATACAGTATATATCTCTACTACAGTATCGCCTGAGTTATGTGCGGCTTTTGTAGTTCCATTAACCTCTCTAACACAACCAGTTAAAGTATTAGTCGAGATTCCAGAATATGTAATTTGCTCAGAGCCTATTAATATAGTTCCACTAGAAGTAAAACCACTAGCAGATGCCAACGTTATTGCGGTTTCAGAATCGGTAATGCCACCATCTAATGTGCTTGAAGCTATTTTACTGTTATCATACTGTATAGTTCTTAGCTGTAGATAATCAGATGGTAAGGGATACCTTTTGCTATCACCAACAGTAGATATTAACTTTACGCTTTCCATTAGCCGAACCCGCAAAGAGCGGTTCATACGCGCTTCGGCAAGTTTTATAAACGTAGGAATCTGCGAGGTTAAATCGCTACGATCACAGTAATCGGCAATCTCTGTCTTTAATTCAGAGAAGGTTGAAAGAGCCATTATCTACTTAGTTCAGTGACGTATACAGAAGCGGTACCAGTGCTAGTAATAGCAGCGGCCTTATTAGCTTCGCTCACAGAGAAGATGTACGGTGTACCGGCAGCAAGATATACTGATGATGCAACTAACGCCGTTGGTGTTCCGCCAAACTCAACAAAGCAAGCAGCCGTTACAGTAACCATCACTTGATTTACCTGAGTTGTGAAGGCGCTAGTACGAGTAGTGCCACTGGTTGTGGTAGCAGCTAGTGTATGCGTCACACCCGGACGAAATACATTGCTGTTAATATTTGAATAAGACATTGAATTACCTATAATTTTGTGTTAGATGTTCTAAATTTTGCATAGTCAGGATCATTGAGGTAAGACGCAAGAACTTTAGGGTCTTGTTCTACCATGTATAACCAGCCACCTTTTCCATCTGGAACTTTTGTTTCTTCTTTCCATTTCTGGTAAATGGGAGGTGGTATAGAGTGCGTATGATGCCAGCCCCCTCTCTTCCCCGTGGAAAGATAATCACCATAGTCATTAAACTTACGCTTGTTCTCGTCTAATATGCGTGAAACATCTTGAGTCTCAACAAATCTAAAGCTGTTATCAAAGTCATCAAACCACATCTCTGTTTTGGTTACACCATTATCATCAAGCAAGTATTTAGACATGATATATTTTCACTCCACCAAAGTCAGCGCCTCTACCTTCTTTAGCACCTTCTTCAAGCCATTGTTTATTTGACTTACGCACCTTCTTTGCTTCCTTCTTTGGCTTCTCTGGCTTACCAACAAGCATCTTCTTAGCTATCTTCTCAAGCTCTTTATCGACAATTTTCATAATTACCCTTAGATAAAGGGGGTGAGTTTCCCCACCCCCTAACTACCTACTTAGACATCACAGTTAGAAAGAACACCACTAGCAGCTTCATTCTTTGAAACCAAGCCATACTCACCAATTAGCATCTGTTTGGTTGAGTCGCCTGTTTTCGCCAAATCAATCGTGTGCATATCTCTCAGCCATGCGATTGCCCAGAAGTCCATATCAAGGAAGAATACATCGCGTGATCTATTCTGATTCCTATCAGGGAGAATCTTAAAGTTACCAAAGTCTGAAACATAGACATCAACTGCACCAACCGCAAAACCCGGTTTAGGAGAGTTAAGGTCAGTATTCAGTGTAGTAACACCAAGACTAGACAACCCAGAAATAGCCTGCTTAATGTCAGGTTTGCAAAGGATCGTGTCGGGATTGCCACCATTCTCATAACAAGACTTGATAACACTCTTCATCCCAGCTTCTGTAATACTAACTACTCCGCCAGCATCAGTTGCTGCCGCAGTACCGTTACCACCGACAGGACCAGCACCAGCAGGCCCAGAACCGCCCATAGAAACATAGTTAGTTAGAAGCCACGCAGGAATACCAGCACTTGCGCGGGAAAGAGTTGCATTACCCGCAACCTGTGCGATATTTTGCGTAAACATGAATTCCATATCACGCTTCATCTGCTTACCACGCTTTGCCAAACGGTAAGCTTGATGCTTTCCATGTCCAGCGTAGTCAACAGAGTCATCGGTGCCAGAGGTCTGCACCACGTATCTACTTATCTGACAATAATTCCCCACTTTAGTTGGAAGAGATCGAGCTACCGCAGCAGGGTCGTTATCACCCTCTATAACGCGGTTAGCAGAACCAGCACCAATCGAATCTGTTTGCCACTGAAAATAAGTATTATCAGCTTTTTCTTTACCACAACCAGACATAAAAGGTGTATCCATCGGGGAGATATTATAAATTACATCAGACAAATCCTCTCTAATAGCCACAGAACTATAAGTTAGTGACGTGTTACTAGCGATTGCCATTATTATTTCTCCAAAAGAAGTTATTGCATCATGCCAAACAAGACCTCGGCAGCGTCATCGACTTTGCCGGTTTCTCGTAGGCGCTTCATTTGTGCAGTACGCTTACGCGCTTTGGAGGGAGCCTTCTCTTGCTTTGCCTTTGATCGAACAACCTTAGGTTTATTCTTGACTTTCTTAGATCGAACTGTACGTTGTTTCTTTTGAATATCATCGTAAGCCTTGGCTTTCATTAGCATAAGAATTGAACGGTGATCCACCAAGGTATCTAATTCTTCTTTAGTATACCCTTGTCCAACGGCGTATTCTCCAATAGCTTTGGAGATTGCCATACGCTTTTCATCATCTCTCCACTCTGGCAGGATTTGAGACATCTTCTGATGTTCCTCCATCCACATCCGTCTATGCTGCTCCGCCATTTCAGCTTGCTGTTGTTCGGCAGCAGCCTTATGCTGATTCTGGAGTTCCGTTATTTGCTCTTGCGCTTGTCTATAATCATCACGCTTGGTCAAATACTCTTCTCTGTCCTCAGTCTTTAAGCGTTCCCAATCTACATTCTGGAACTGCTGGAGGTGTGCATAGTTTGAAGAGATTGCCGCTTCAACGGCATCTACATACTGCGCTCTAGCTTGCTGAGTCTGTTGGATTTCATGCTGTGCTTGTTGCACGGCTGTATCCATTTGTTTTCGATATTCAGCTAACTCTTGAGTTTTCTTAGTGTAATCTGCCTGTCGAGAGTAGCCCTTAATGAGTTCGTCTTCAGTGACCTCAACATCCCTACCATCAACTCTGACAGTATAGACAGTTTCGGTTTCCGACTCGTCATCAGCCTCTTCTTCTTCAGGTGATTCTTCAGTCTCTTCTTCTTCCTCTTCATCATCTTCTTCCGCTTCGGTGTCATCAGATGATTGTCGGTTATCAGAAGCTTCTGGTCCATCATCGGTTACTTCCTCTGATGCTTGTTCTTCTTCGGACTCTTCATTATCCTCCGGTGGAGGGTTCATCATCCTTAGAAGTGCTTCTTCTGCTTCCGCTAAACTTCCCGGAAGCGCTTTAGAGGATACTTCCTCTTGCGGGGCTGGTTGCGTGTCCGCCATTTTTACAATCTCCTATATATGATATTCCTTGATTTTTCGCGCAATTTCCCCTGTTTCCACAATAGAGGCTATATGTGTGCGAATCCTTGCAAGGAGTCTTAAAGAGAGCCAGCAATGTTCTCTGGCTTCGGTTTCCGTGATACCTGAATTGTACCACGTTGTTTTTAATTCTTCTTCTAGCGTGTCTAATGTTTCTTTGAAGATCGGATCGTTAAGAAGTCTATTAGCACGCTCTTCTTCAATTGTCGCCATTTAAGCTTTTTTAGTTTTACCTTTAGTAGTTTTAATTTTCTTTCCGTACTTCTTTGACCATTTCTTATGCACCTTAGGATGGTTAATCGCTAAGTATGCTTTTTGTTTTTTACTTTTGAAAGGCATGACTAACCTATAGCTACAGGTCTTCCCTGTTGAGCTTCAAGGGCAAGCTCTGCCATCTTTAGCTTTGCGTCAACATTATCTGCTGCTGCGTCCTTCTGCAGTCTCATCTGCTTTATCTGAACGTCAGCCGCTTTGATTTCAAGTTCTTTTTGTTTAAGCTGCATCTCTTGCTGCTCTAACTGTTGTGACATATCTGGTTCTGGTGGTACACTATCAGGATCAGTTAAGAAGTCATCTACATTCTGGAAGCCCATGTTCTTTATAAGAGCGGCACCCATGTTGTACATATTCTTTTCGCTGACAATCTTCAACCCACCACGCATAGCATCACCAGCAAACCCCAACATAGTAGTTAGATGCATAAGCTGTTGATCTTTATTGCCACTACCGATACCAACGGACACTGTGCAGTCATACTTATCTTTCCACATATCAGGACGAACAGGAACCCACTCGTTCCTTAACATGATAACCCGTTGGTGATCTTGGTTCTTTAGAACTAACTCATAGATATTACGCATCAACTCTTTAACACCTGTCTCTGCAAAACATCTAGCGATAAGTTCTACTCTTGACTGCGCTGCCGTCATCGTTGCGGCAACCGCTGTAGCTGTAGTGTGTGATGTAAGGGCGTTCTCATTCAACCCCTGAGAGTATTTGTTCACACCACTCCTAGACTCTCTTAGCTTGTCTAGGTACTCAAGCATAGCGAAGGATGATTGCTCTAGCTGTGGAGTAGCCAATGGTGTAACTGCATTAGGACTCTTAACTCTAACTACCCCACCTGGCCTCTGAGTTAGTAGATCATCTAAGTTAGCTTGACCCTCAAGGACTGCGTACCTACCAAAGTTCTGGTTGTACATATTGTCCATCAGGTTACGCATCAATGTAGACTTGATTAACTGAATGTCCATAATCAAGTCAGCAATAGACAAACCAAAGAACTTATGAGGAATCTTTACTGGTGTAATACTAACAAAAGGAATACGATCAATAGGTTCATTCTCAATAATATAACTACCTACTGAGCAAACCTTTCTTAGTTCTGCAATGCCATCTCCATCCCAATCAGTACGCAGATAGCTTTCATGCAACCAGTATTCTTTTAACGCTTCCTCATTACCTAGATTAATATCACCACCGAACCCATCAGTAGCAGAGTTATCAAATGAATACCGAGCTCTTGTCTCACCCCACATGGCAGTATCAAAATCATATTGACCACCAGACAACTCCATAGGATCAAAGTCTTCATCTGGATACATCTCCCGCAACTCAGATAAAGTCTTCTTGATTCTATGGCAAACAAATCTAGCATCTTCGATTGTCTTAGATTCTCTAGAGATCAAGAACTCATCAGGTACTACGTTCTCAATTTTTACCCTACCAACATAAGCCTTGCGAGTAATGACTACATCGTGATAACCTTCTTCGGGTGTATGCTCTAGAATCTCCACGCCCGGACTCATAAGCAAAGTGTTAAACTCTTGCTCGTCTAGGTTATTGTACTCTTCTCTGTTGTGGTCCTCATACTCATCCCACCAACACTTGACTATACCATTCTTTTGGAGTAGAGCGTCAGTAAACCAAGTGTATAGTATTTCCCAGCCGGGGTTATCTTTAGTGAAGATGTGATTAACATAATCAGTAGCTTGCTTTGCCGACTCTACATCCTCAGGGCCAACAGGACTAAAGCTAACCATCTCATCGCCAGATGCAAACACCCGCATGAGGGAAGGCTTAATCCACTCTATAGTATCCATTACAGAGGAATCAACATATTGACTACGACCCTCTACTTCATTACCAAATTTCTCAGCATAGTAATACCTCATAGCCTCTTCCCTTTGCAGGGAGATTGTATCACTATAACCTAAAGCGTCTGTTATCTCGCCTTGGATTCTTGCTAGTAATTCTGTATCTGTTATTTTAGACGATGCCATAATTCTTGTATGTTATATCCTGTGTCCACGCAGGGTCGGAACCTGAAACTGCGAATCGTTGAGATTGGAAGGCGTACCTTGTTGCGCTCATTAAGTCATCACGGAACGGAACTACCTTTCCTCCCTTCCTGTGATACATTCTAAACTCTTCAAACCAGTTACTTAATGTAGAAAATACCTTAAAGTTACCAGCCTCCATTGACTGCAGCATAGCCATTAGTCCTTCTTCTATGGAGTTAGAGCCTTTATTGTTTCCTAATGCCGGGGGATTAGAGAAATGCTCTAGCAAAAAGTTGCAACCTAGATTACGATACTGGTCAGCCAAACCGGGATTACCCATAGAATCTCGTCTATTGCCATCATGGGGATAAGCAATGGGGATAAAATGAGGTCTAGATCGTATAGTTTGTGCGTGTACCGCTGGAGAGGCTTTAGACTCCCGGTGACAATCGTATACATAGAATACATCCTCATCTCTATCTACAGCACACCATACTACCGCTGTAGGATGATCCCAACCAAAGTCGATTGCTGCTATTCTAGGCCAATGATCCTTTATCTCTACCGGATCAATGATAATCTTTTCTTCGTCAACAGGGAATATAAGCCCTGAACCTATTGATGGTCTACCATACCTCCTCATTTCCCGCTCATGCGGAGAGTAAGCAGATAGTATCTGTTCCATAACAGCTTCAGACAAATGCCCCTGCTGCCCCTTCATGGACTTGATCTTCTCAGATGCATCATCCCATGTAGCGTTAACTAGGCTC